TCGCCTACGCCGTGGATGACATTGCGATTTTGGCAGCGGGTGAAGACCCCATGCTTCACATCCGCAACCAACTGGCTGATGCGATCAACAAGCTGAACAGTGCTCGTTTGTTTGAGCAGCTGACTGGCTTGTTCCACACTGCTCTCAACGACCACCGTCTTGAGAAAAACCTGGGTGGTTCTGGCGCTACTTCTGAGTCCAACTACCTGACCGCTGCAACTGTTGCAGAAGCTCGCTCCAAGCTGGGTGAGCGTGGTGAGGAGATGGATCTTCTGATCGTTCACCCCTCTGTCGCTTACTACCTGTATCAGGTGGGTCTGCTGACCTTCTCTACCTCTGCACTCGCCGCTTCTGGCGCAGTGACCTGGGGTGGCGGCGGTGTTGGCGTCGGCGCTCGTGAGGTTGGTGAGTTTGCTGGTTGTCGCGTCATCGTTGACTCTCAGGTCAACATCAATGACCCGACTTCTTCTGGCAACCGTCAGGAGTTCCGTTGCTACATGATGAAGTCCGGCACCATCCTTGAGGGTGTGCAGCAGGATCTTCGGATTGAAGCTGACCGGAACGTGCTCTCGAAGCAAGACGTCCTGTCTGTGGACTACCACTCTGCCTATCACGTCATGGGCACCAAGTGGGGCTCCTCTGACGACAACCCCACCAACGCAAACCTGCGTACCGGCAGCAACTGGTCTGCCACCTACGACATCGACCTCATCCCTATGGTTGAGATCTTCGTCAACTCTCCTCTGGATAACGCCACCACCTGATCCTGACGAGACAAACGGCCCTACCATTAGGTGGGGCCACCTCCTTTTTGGCATGGCATACAGCACTCCTAAAAAGCTGACCACCCGGCAAAAAGCTGCGATGGAACGCCATGCAGAGCATCACACCAAAAAACACATGGCCGAGATGCGGCGTCTGATGAAGGCTGGTAAGACCTTTACGGAAGCGCATAAAATGGCAATGAAAAAGGTAGGGAAGTAAGCCGTGGCTGCAACAATCACCGCTACTCTCAGCAGCGCGTCAGCCAACAGCTACGTGACCCTGGCTGAAGCCAACACGTATTTTGAGACCGTTCCAAGCAGCACTAACTGGGACAACAAGACCGACGACAACAAAAACCGTGCATTGATCTCAGCCACCCGCTGGATCGACACGTTGCAGTTTTACGGCGATCGCTGTGACACGTCACAAGCGTTGAATTGGCCGCGCAACAATTACCACGTTGATCGAGTGGAGTTAGTTTGCACTGTCATCCCAAACGAGATTAAATACGCTACATACGAGTTAGCTAACGCATTAGCTAATGACACGGAGTCAATTACAGGGTCTACCGGCGATACGGGGCTATACAAATCCGTCAAGCTCGGCGAGATGGAAGTGGAGTACAACACTGCTAGCCAAGCTACGGGAACCGTCAATAATGTCTTTGATGTTTATCCTTGGCTCCAGTCTTACCTTGGCGCTTATTGCGCTGGCGGGAGCGGCAGCTACCAAATCCGTACCGTGAGAGGTTGATATGCCTGGAGCGCTAGACAAAGCTTTTCGAGCTGCAGCCAAGTCAATCGTCAACGATCTTGGCGACAGTTTAGACACCACTATTGATTACACCCGCAAGTTTGACGGAAAGTACGACGTGGCTAAGGGTACATTTACGTCATTTAATCGTCCTTATTTTGGGCTAAAATGCCCAATTGAATTTATCCGGTCTGAAGAAGAAGAAGGACGTGAAGAGCGCAAAGCTCGTGTTTACGTCTCGCCTGATCAGATAGGCGGCAATCAACCTACGTTCCAGGATGAGGTGACGCTGAAGTTTGCTGGCTCAAGCCGTGCTGCTCAGATTACCGACATTGAAACGTTTCGTGGCGGCCAAGAGTACCTGTATATCTTGCTGGTGAGGTTCTGATGGCCAAAAGCGCTGGTACGGATCAGATTATGCCCGACTTTGAAGCTCACATGCAGGAGAGCTTTAACAGGCTTACTCGTGAGATTATGCGGAAGCTCGCGACCAAAAAACGTAGTCCTGTATATACGGGTTTCTTTGCTTCAAGTTGGAAGGCAGACAAGCGCAAAATTCAACCGATTGATGAGTTGGAGGAACCCTGGCTTAGCCTTAGTAAGGCTAAATGGACAAGAAAAGGAAATAGAAATGCCAAGGGGAACAAGGAGTACAAAATTGATCCCAGATTTTATCCACCTGATGAAGAATTTAATTACAAACGACGTGTTTTTATCGGCAATCAGGTCAAATATGCTGTCTGGGCGTTAGAGGACGGAAGAGTGCAGCGCTTTGTCCAAAGTTCAGAAATGCGGGAAATGGTCAAACGAAACTTTAAAGAACGTCGTAGGGCATTGATTTCTGTCGCAGGCAAAGGCGGCGTCGGACAGTTTGGATCGTTTAAAGGCAAGACCTATATTGATTACTTTGAGGTGGCGCAATGAGTCTTGTAAACGCCCGCGCTGCTTTTGAAAAAGCCGTAACGGATGCAGTTGCAGCTGCTGACAACACAGTGTTGATGGCTTACGACAACGTGGCGTTTACGACGCCTGGTAAAACTAAAAAGTACATTTTAATGACGGTTAGTTTTGGGCAGTCCACGCTCCAAAACCAAGGTGCAGCACAGGATTATTACGCGGGGACGATTCAGTGCAACGTCTATGTACCCAAATCTGCTGGTACGGCAGTGCTTTCAGCAATCAGCGAATCAGTTATTGACGGTCTGACTTCAGTCAATGCCAGCGGGTACACCGATACGTTTAGCAGTAAGCCCAGAGTGCTAGATATTGTTGGTCCCACACCCTTAAACATTGAAGACAGGTCGCATTTTGTTGGGGTGATTTCTTGCCAATTTACGGCAACGGCGTAGTATTGTAGTTAAAGCACATTAGTTTTTTATGCGAGCTGTAGAGCTTCTTCGCAACAAGTTTGGCGTCAGTCAGCTTTACAGACACGCAGTTGAACAGGACGGTGAGGTGGTGTTGGAGGTCTACTGGCACCCCCTGACTATTGCTGAGCGAGAAGCGATTCAGAAAAGTGCGGATTCAGATGACTCAGGCGACTTTGCGTTGAGCATGATGATTCGCAAAGCGTTGGACGTTGATGGTAAGCGGCTGTTTCAAGACGGCGAAAAAGCGGCGCTTAAGAATTCTGTTGAAGCCGGGGTGCTTCAAGAAATTCAGCTCGCCATGTTCAATTCCGGAGCCGAAAACAAAGTGGAGGACGCTAAAGCGAGCTTGAAAAGCTAGTAACGATTGGTTTTTTATCTTTTTTCTTGCCGAAAAGCTTGGCATGACGGTTAATGCGCTTACGCAGCAGCTGACCCATGAAGAGCTGGTGAGCTGGTCAGCCTATTACTCGTTAAAGAACGAGCAGGAAGAAAAGGCTAGGGATCAGGCGAAGATGGTTCAGAGGGCCAAGATGCGGTAGGCACGATAGACTTGGCTGAGTAGTCGCTGTACGTTTAGCCATGGCCGATTATGGCATTAACATTGGCGTAAACGTACAATCGCAGAGTCTCACTCGCCTGACGAATCAGCTAAAGGAGCTGATTGCAACAGAAAAGAAGATTAAAGGTGAGCTAAAAGAAACCGGGGCTAATACAGAAAAACTAAACAAACAGCTAGAAAAAAATACTCAACGACAAAAAGTAAATAAAAAAGCAGCTCTTGATTCCGCTAAAGCTTTTACAACTGGCTCTGAGCAGGTCAGAAAAAGTTCTGCTGCTTTGGCAGAGCAAAGTAAGCAGCTGGATGCTTACCGGAGAGGCGTAAAGTTTGGCTCAGGCGCTTGGGCTGACTTTACCCGTGCCATCGTTAAAACTGATTTTACTAGTTCAATTATTCAGTTAAGACGCTTAAACAAAGAAGCAGAGACTACTGCTGCTGCCTTCAGGGATATGGCAGCGGGGGGTGGGCGTTCTGGAGCGCAGTTTGCGAAAGGTCAGTCAATTCAAGATCTGCTTGCGTTTAAGCCTGCTAATACAACCAACGCTCTTCGTACTTATTCAGAGACGCTGCAAGGCGTAATTGGCCAGGTAGATCGGGGCACTGCAGAGTATCGAGAGCTGTTTGCGGCTATCAGAAAAGTTAATGAAGAGCTGGCGCGAACTCCTGGAGTCGCAACCAGTCAATACACCGCACCAATCGGTCCTGAGCCAGCAAGGACAGGCTTTGCTGCTAGTGCGATTCAAGGGGGAAGAAGGATTGCGGGTTCTCCTATTGCTCGCAGGCTTCGTAACCGCAGGGTTAATAATGCAATTGGCGGCGGATTGCTTGGCGGCGGTTTTCCTGTAATGATGGGTCAAAGTGCGCCAGCAGCGGTACTAGGCGGAATCGGTGGTGCGGCTGGCGGTGCTCTTGGTGGTCAGTTTGGATTTGCACTGGGCATTCTTGGCACTGCGATTGGCGAAGCTATTGACAAAAACATCAGGTTCCACAAGTCTCTAGGAGATCTGAACAACGCATTTGCCAAAGCTGGCAGTGACGCCAAGTTTTTTGCTGGGGATATTGATGAACTTGCCCAGAGTCTTCGCATAACAAAAGAAGAGGCAATGCAGCTTGCCGCTTCCTTTGCTTTTCTTGGCGATAAAGAGCTTGGAGTAAACGCAGCAAAGTTGTTTGGTACGCCTCAACTGCTAAGGTCTGTCGCTCAAATCAAAGATGCAGCGAGCCTGGGTGAGGCTTTGCGGGACTTGTCTGGTGAGATTGGAGAACAAGAAGCTAAAGCCCTTGGTACTGAAATTAGAGGTCTTAGCATTAAAGAACAGCGTTTAAAAATTGAAGAAAAGCTTAACCAAGTTCGCGGAAAAACAGTCAAGCTTACTAACGAAGAGATTCGAGCAATGGGTGGATCAGCGGGCAGAAGAGTTTTTAGAGGTGCAGCTCCCCGTCCCACTAGATTTAAAACTGCTATTCCTGCTTCTGAACTTGGTGTTAGTGAAAGCTCTGCAGAATTTGAAGAGTTTCTTCGCTCGTTTGAAGATCAGCCTACCGGCGGGGGTAGGGTAAAAGCAGACCCAACAATCATGTTGCGTAGGCGCTTGGAAGTTGTTCAAGCACAAGTTACGGCTGAAACCAATTTAATTGAGTTGCAAGGCAAGCAAACTCAAGCAGGTCGAATTATTCTTCAGCAAGAAACGGCTATTGCAAAAGCAAAAGCTACGGCAAAAGCAGAGCTAGAAAAATTCAAAGACCCAGAAGACCAGCGCTTGGTGCGTCTGAGGGAGACGGGAGAAATTGCAGTTGCAAATCTCAAGTTTGACCGGCAAGCACTTGAGTTGGCAGAGAAAACTCTTGCACAGACTGAGAATCTTGTTAAACCGCTCGATGACCAGCTCAATGCAATTAAAGACAAAGCGGCATTTGAGCGTGAGTATGGCGAGTTGATTATGGCCGGAGTTGTTCCGGCAGTTGCTCAGCAAACTGTTGAGATCAACCAACAGGTCAAGGAACTTGACCGACTTACTAAGAAACAGCTGACTGAGATTGATTTACGGATTGAGACGCTGCAACTTCTTGTGGATGCTGCTGCGGGTACAGAGCTTCAGGCAGAGCTGCAAGAGCGCTTGAACAAGGCACTGGAGCGCCGCAATGAGATTGAGCGGCGGGGAGAAGAAGCCAAGGGTGCTGCTCGTGATGCTGCGAAGACTGATCGTGATCGGTTGGACGATGCAATCAAAGTGATTCAGAGTCAGATCAATACGTTGATGGATCCTGTCAACCAGCTAATTGCTCTGTCAGACAGCCTGGGCAATTCATTTGCTGAGTCGTTTAAGGGCATTGTTACGGGCAGCATGTCCGCTCGGGAAGCGTTGGCCAATTTGTTCCAACGCACAGCAGATCATTTCTTGGATATGGCCGCACAAATGATTGCGGCTCAAATCAAAATGCAAATTTTGAAAATTGGCTTGAATTTCTTTGGCGGCGGAAACTACAGCATGTCAGGGGGCGGAATGCCTTTTGGCGGTTCAGGCGCTGCTCCTGCAGGACTAAACACTTCATTTATTGGAAGTCCTTTGTTTGGCCAGCGAGCCATTGGAGGCCCTGTTTCTGGCAACCGGCCTTACTTGGTCGGGGAGCGTGGGCCTGAGCTGTTCGTTCCAGGCGCTCAAGGCAACATTGTTCCGAACAATGCAATGGGCAGCGCTAACGTAACTGTGAACGTCGATGCCTCTGGCTCTAGTGTTGAGGGCGATTCTGAACAAGCAGGACAACTCGGCAAGATGCTTGGCGCTGCTGTTCAAGCAGAGCTAATTAAACAGAAACGTCCTGGAGGCTTACTTGCATAATGGCAACCTTCCCTTCAATCAATCCTGCTTACGGGCTGCAAAAAACAAGCGCACCAGCGACTCGCACGGTGCGTTTTGGTGATGGTTACGAGCAACGTTTGAGTTTTGGTTTAAATCAAAATCCAAAGTCATACAGCTTGACTTTTGAAGTTTCAGAAACCGACTCAGACACAATCGAAACTTTCCTAGACGCAAGAGCTGCAGATAGCGCAAGCTTTGACTTCACACCACCAGGTGAAGCCAGCAGTTCCAAATTTGTCTGTGAGACCTGGAGCAAGTCAATTCCGTACTTGAATCGCGCCACAATCCAGGCAACATTCAGAGAGGTCTTTGAACCGTAATGGCTGTTGCTGCTTGGGCTGCTGATACTGCCTTTTCTCTTGGCGACATTCGTCGCGCAAGCGCTACGCAGAACAGCGGTTTGGTGTTCAAATGCACCACCGCTGGAACGTCAGCAAGCTCAGAGCCAACGTGGCCAACTGATATTGGCAGCACAGTCACAGACAACACTGCTGTTTGGACTGCAATCAGTTCTGTTTACGCCGATTTGTCAGGGCTAGCACTGAACGCAATTATCGAGTTGTTTGAGCTGCATTACGACAGCACTCTGCACGGCGCTTCAGACATCTTGCGATTTCACGCAGGCAGCAACGCAGATGTGGACGGCAATATTGTTTGGTCTGGCAACTCTTACACCCGAATACCTATTAAGGCAGAGGGTTTTGAGTACACAAATACCGGCACGCTGCCACGCCCCACACTGACTGTGGCCAACCTGAACAGAGGAATCACGCAGTTGCTGCTGGGCGTTAATGAAACAACGGCTGGCAATGACCTGACAGGGGCAAAGGTTGTGAGGATTCGCACCTTAAAACGGTTCCTTGATGGCGAAACTGACGCTGATCCCTATGCCACCTTCCCTGTCGAGGAGTGGTTTGTGGATCGGAAAGCTACTGAAACGCGAGACGTGGTTAGCTTCGAGCTTGCTAGCAAGTTTGACCTAGACAACAAGCAGCTACCGAATCGTCAGGTGGTGGCAAACATCTGCCAGTGGGAATACAAAAGTTCAGAGTGCGGCTACAGCGGCACTGACTTTTTTGACGTGAATGACGCCACCGTAAGTGCATCGGCTCAAGACAAGTGCGGCAAACGGCTTAGTAGCTGCAAGAAAAGGTTTGGGGAAAACGGCGAGTTGCCATTCGGCTCATTCCCTGGAGCGGGGCTGCTCTCATGATGTTGCCACCAACTTTGATGGAAAAGATTCGGCTGCACGCTGCCGAGGAAAGCCCCAAGGAATGTTGCGGGCTAGTGGCGGTGGTCAAAGGTCGCCGCAAATATTTCCCATGCAAAAACTTGGCAGTCACACCTGAGGAGCATTTTGCGCTTGACCCGCTGGACTATGCAGCAGTGGAAGACCAAGGCGAGATCGTTGCTGTTGTCCATAGCCACCCAGTCACAAACCACGCACCATCACAGGCTGATCGGGTGGCGTGTGAGCAAAGCGGGCTGCCTTGGCACATCATTAACCCCAACACCGGCAACTGGGGCTACTGCGAGCCAGAAGGCTTTGAACTGCCCTATGTGGGCCGTGAGTTTGCCCATGGGACGGTGGATTGCTACAGCTTGTGCCGCGACTGGTACAAACGCGAGTGGGGCCTTGATCTAAAGAACTACCCGAGGCGTGATCAGTGGTGGGAAAACGGGCAGAACTTGTATCTGGACAATTTTGAGAAGGAAGGTTTTCGTCGGATTCCAGTGGCAGAGTTGCAACGGGGAGATGCGTTGTTGATGCAACTGGCTTCGCCTGTTCCAAACCATGCAGCTATTTACATTGGGGACCAGCAGGTTTTGCACCACGTGCAGGGAAGGCTGTCTAGCAGGGACGTTTACGGCGGGTATTATGCAAAGAACACCGCTTGCGCCTTGAGGCATGAAAGTCGTTAAGGTCTACGGCGCGTTGCGAGAGCAGTTAGGCCAAGGCCAGTTTGAGTTTGTAGCTGATACTCCTGTGCAGGCATTAAAAGCTTTGCTGGTTAATTTTCCTGGGCTTGATAAGTGGTTGGTAGATAGCGAGGAACGCGGAGTTGCATATCGAGTAACAGTCGGCAAGCGGTGCATACACAGCGAGGACGTAACTGGAATGTTCCTACCCTGGAGCGAACAAGAAGTTTTTAGCATTACTCCGGTCATGACGGGCGCAGGGCGTGGTGGCGCAATGGTTTTGGTTGGAGCAGCGCTAATTGGACTTTCTTTCGTAACCTTCGGTACTAGCGCAGTTTTTGCAGGGGGCGCTGCTGGTAAGGCGGGCATAGGTCTTTTCGGTTTGTATAAAGCAGGTGCTTACGGGTCAGCCGCTTTAGGCTTGATAGGCGCAGGTTTGGTGCTTACTGGCGTTGCAGAAATTATTTCGCCAACACCAAAACCGCCAGGACTGCTTGAGCAAAACGAAGCAGCCCGACTGGAATCAAATAGTTTCAGCGGCATTGTTAATACGACTCGGCAAGGCGTGCCCGTACCAATAGCTTATGGGCGCGTTTTTGTTGGAGGGGCAGTGGTTTCTGCTGGCCTTGACGTTGATCAGGTTTGACGATGACTGAATCAAAGTACATTGCAGGCGCTGGCGGCGGCGGTGGCGGCGGTAAAGGCGGTGGAGGCCGCAGCGGTGGAGGCAGCAGCACTCCTACCGAACAGGACGATTCGCTTCAGTCAAAACAATTTGGTAACGTCCTTGACCTGATAAGCGAAGGTGAAATTGAAGGATTAGACGACGGCAACAAAAGCGTGTTTCTTGATGGAACGCCTATTGAAGACTCTGCGGGTAACAACAATTTTTCCGGCTTTACTGTTGTCACCCGAAACGGTACGCAGGCCCAGGCGTATATCCCTGGTGTTTTTGCAAATGTCGAAAATGAAGTTTCTGTTGGCGTAGAGGTAACAAATGCCAGTTCTGTAACTAGACAAATTACTGACACCGACGTTAATCGTGTTCGCGTAACTATTACTATTCCGTCACTTCAAAAATTCGAAGACGATGGCGATATTGTTGGCACAAGCGTAAGCCTAGACATCCAAGTTCAGTACAACGGAGGCGGCTTTAACAGCGTCAAGTCAGACACTATTAGCGGCAAGAGCAGCAGCCAGTACCAGCGTGATTATCTGCTTACGTTGTCTGGATCGTTTCCTGTAGACATCAAAGTTGTTCGCAGCACCGCAGACACCAGCAGCACAAAACTGGCAAACAAGACTAACTGGGCAAGTTTTACTGAAATTATTGACGCAAAGCTGCGTTACCCGAACAGTGCCTTGGTTGGTTTGCGGTTTGACTCACGGCAATTCAACGCAATTCCGCAGCGCAAGTATTTAATTCGAGGAATCAAAGTCAGGATTCCCAGTAATGCAACTGTTGACACGACCACTCACCTGGGACGGATCACATATTCCGGGGTGTGGGATGGAACGTTTTCTGCAGCAACTTGGACAAACGACCCAGCGTGGTGTTTATGGGATCTGCTTACAGACACGCGCTATGGCGCGGGCGTACCTGAGGCGTCTCTTGACCGCTATGACTTCTTTGCGATTAGTCAATACTGCAACGAGTTAGTTGATGACGGCAAGGGCAATGAAGAGCCGCGATTTAGCTGCAATCTCTTAATTAATCAGCGCAGGCAGGTTTACAACGTAATTAAAGAAATGACCAGCATTTTCAGAGGCATTTCTTACTATGGCGCTGGGTCTCTTGTGCTGTTACAAGATAAGCCGTCTGACGCGCAATACACTTTAGGCCCATCGAATGTTATTGAGGGGTTGTTTTCTTACTCTGGTTCGTCGCTTCGCAGCAGGCACACCTGCGCGACCGTTGCTTATCAGGACTATGACGAGCAAGGCGAAGTTTCTTTTGAGTACGTTGAAGACGAAAACGCAGTTTCTAAGTACGGCGTAAATAACAAAGAAATCAAGGCAGTTGGCTGCTATTCACAAGGGCAGGCCAACAGGCTTGGCAAGTGGACGCTGTTAAGCGAACAAGACTTATACGAAACTTGCACATTTGCCATCGGAATTGATTCAGGCATTGTTCTGCGACCCGGCATGGTTGTAGACATTGCGGACCCGTTGCGTAGTGGAACACGCAGGAATGGCCGCGTTTCTTCTGCCACGACTTCTCAAGTAACAATTGACAGCACCACTGATTTAAGCGTTGACACTGAAAATACGCCAACGATTTCGGTTATTTTGCCAACTGGTTTAATCGAAACACGAAGCATCAGCTCTATTGACGGCACGGCTGTAGATGTCAGCACTGATTTCAGCCAAGCTCCAGCGGTTAACACGCCTTGGTTGAT